AGTGCACTCCCCGAACCCCCTGTTCTAAATTTAAGAGCGATTGTCGTAGTGCCACTTAAGGTCAATTTACCAATACAGGAAAAATCGTGCGTAGTAAGTATGGAAAAATCGTTGTAGCTTTGTAATATCTTTCCAGCAATTAATACTGAATCGCTACTCCCCGTATTTACGATAGCCCCTTGAACAGTATTGACATAGTTGTCATTCGTCATTCCTATATTGGCATCAGCCTTAACGATGTATGTACCAGCAGTAAGTGTAATTATATTACCGCTAACACTCATCGAAGCATCATCAGAAAATGACTGAGTTAGGGGGCAAGTAGAAAGCGAACTGTCTGATATGCTACTTGCGGAAGTGCTTTGAAAAATAAACAAAGAACGCAAAACTTGATTAGCGGTATCTTGAGCATCAACATAAGCCTTAATGCTTTGTTGTGATGCTAGTGCAGTAGCACTATTTGAAGACATATTATCTTCATCCTTAAAATCAAAGGCTTCTTCAATGTCTCCTTCGCTTGCACTTGAACGACCCAAAACCTTAGCCGTACTGATATGTTGCATCTTAGCAAAGGTTACTCCAGTAGTTTTACTGGAGCTATCCGCTATTTTAGAGGTTGTTACTCCTGTAATCGTGCTTGTGCTATCTTTAAGCCTAAGAGCATCGCTACTTAATTCAATAGTATTGTCATCAACCGAATCCGAAGATATTTTTGCGTTAATAACAGCATTGTTTAGCTTTGCTGCTGTTACTTGGTCGCTTGTTGAAAATGTATTACCTGTTTCAAATCTTGCCATTATTCTGCTGGGTTAGTGCTTCTGAATGTTTGAGTACCTAATGTTTTAATAGTTTTAATACTTGGTCTACCTTCTGTGTTTTCTATCTGAAATTGTGCTCCATAGGCTCTTAAATTACCTATTCTACCACGAATGGCAACATCTTCATTAATCGGTATCTTCTTGCCCAAGAAGTCACTAGCAGAGCCCAAGAGTGCTGTAGAATTGTCTAGCTCTATGTCGATATTTTCTGTTTGTACCTTAAGTGAAAAATCAGAAACAACATCCCCGCCCTCCGCTTGAACATCAAAATTGCTGTACTTCTTTCTTCCTAAATCACCAAAAGTATACATCCTGCTTTTCAAAACACCCTTAATGGAAATTTCACTTTGACTTGCCCCAATTTGAGTAACCACGTTATCTAGCCCTTGTTTGGTTACGGGTGGAAATACTGATTCATCTCCAGCTATCTGGTGTATACCACCATCAGAATTAACGCAAAAAAGTCCACGATTTTTCCCCAACCCAGCAACAAGTAAGTTTTTGTACTCAAACTGAGGGCTAGAGTTTATGCTATCAATTGATTCCCATTCTTGAGTAAGGAAGTTGTATACTAGTAAGGCGTTGTTATACGAAGCCTCAGTTCCGTCTTCTCCATTCAATGGGACTGCAATGTAATACCTATTGTCAAAATATCGAGCAACGGAGTTTTTAGCCAACCCTTGGTTGATTCTGAAGATTGTGTTTTGTATTGATTCGGACAGAGGGGTTTGAGTTCCTCTTAGGTTGAACTCATCGAAGAACTCTAGGGAATATACACCATTGTCTGATAAGAAGAATATATTTTTACCAACTTGCACTACTGAATCTCTTGCCAAACACCCAATTTCATCTGTAAGAATCTGAGATGATGCTGACCCAATGTTAGTAGTGCCAACAACCCTATGAATACTGTTTTTGTTGAATACCAAAACAGAGTCCTCCGTGAACGACTTGATGGCTACTGTAAAGTCACTTGCTCCTGCATTGAATCTTAGAGAAGCAAAAAATGGGTCATAGGTATCGCTATCAAGCAAATCCGATGCTATGACTTCATCAAATATCTTCCTTGATGTAATTGTTGGACTGCCAGAACTACCTGTTTGGTCAAACTGGTAAGGAACCAACAACCTGCCTTGGTGTAGCTCACCAAACTCAGGGGTGGGCATATGGATAAATCCTGTCTCCGAGGACTGCCTTGCGATGAACTTAGGATAAGTGCTGACGTCTCCATCTGCTATGTCGGCTGCTTCATCTGCAATAAATGTAAAGTTGTTGGCATCTGCGACACTTGCTACTGTAAAATTACTATTTAGCACTAAGCCAGAATCACCAGCAATCGATAAGCGTATTGCATCGTTTACCTCAAAGTTATGACCGCTGGCTGTAACTGAAGCAACACCATTGCTAATTGCAAAAACTGTTGCTGTCTTGGTAATTGGTTGAGTGAAAGCTCCATTGGCAACCAATGAAAACGAGGGACTCCCCGTTATGTTGTTGGCTGCTAAGTCTACCTCTAATGCTACGGCTCCCTTCCTGAATATGATGACCTTGTTGAAGGCTTGTATTACTTGAACAGATGAAGATACTGTTTCTAAGAGTGGGTAATTCAGGTTGTAGTTTGTGCTGGGGTCTTCTATGTTGACTGCAACCGCCTTGGTATTTCCAGCTAATATAATGTAGCTATCATTGTTAGCAGAGTTAGGGTCAGAGAATGAACAAGAGCCATAAACTACATTAACGGCAGAATCATTCATTGGGGCACAAGCAAATGTAGCGTCACCGCTTGGTTTACCCGTCAAGCCAGTCACCGCTACTTTAAAGTTGTTATCATCTACTTTTGTAATTCTCCTGTCCCCATTTGGGTCTACTCCAGCAGTTCCCAACCCAGACAGCGTAATAACTGTACCCGTGCTAAGACCATGACTACTTTTTGTAAATGTTATTTCTGTTCCACTTCTTGAAAAATCCGCTTGGGCTACTGTAAAATTATCAAATACATCAAACGGCAAAGTAAGTGCGGTGTCACCCACGGCCAATGGAGCAAGAACCACATTGGTTCCAAGCCTTACCTTCCACTCTCCGTTTCTGTCCAGCCTAGCGTTCTCACATTTTTCAAGTAAACTTGCCTTAAGCTGGTCTGGGCGTAAACGATTATTAAATCCAGTAAACCCCAAGTCAATCTCTTGGAGTTTTCTGTCATCGTTCGCACCATATTTGTCGTATCTACCCATTTAGCACCTCCACCTCTTAAGAGCTAATGCTTTTCTTGTTGGTTTCCCCTTTTTGTCTTTCATTGGCCCCTTAACCCCAGCCATACGAGCACAAAAAGACTTCTTTCGTGCTAGACGCTTCCCTGTGGGGTTTTTTTCTGTAACGGGTGCTTTGAGATTAGAGCCCTCTTTTCTGTTAAAGTAAGCTCTTCCTGCTGCCGTCAGACCGCCCTTGGGACTCTTGTGTTCCTTCCTCATTTAATTGAAACTTTTTAAATAATTTTCTAGGTATCGGAATTTTGCTTCGTGATGCAGAAGAAGTTCCATTTGGCTTTTGATTCTGAGTTCGTGTATTTCTTGAATCTTTTTCTGTTTTCGGGTGTCCTCTGATAGTAAATAAAAAGATACCACGACTGCTATCCAGAGGGTAGTACTAATAATTCGTTTACGATTTTTTTTTTAAGCATTATTTGCTGCGTACTTTTGCTTTGGGTGTATTGGCTACGACTGTTTTCCCTTTGGCTTGGGCTTGTTTTTTCTTTTTAGCTGTAGCTGCTCGTTCAGCTTTTGTAAGGCTAAGTGCCTTACGTTTCGGTAAGCATCTGTCTGGATTTTTCGGATTTTTAGAAGTTCCGCAAGGGCCTTTAATAGTTCCATCAGTACCAATCCTTACCCAGTTCTGTTTGAGCCATTGTTGTAGTTGTCCCACTAGCGTCCCTTTCGTTTACCGCCCTTTGCTTTCTTGGCGTAATTTGGGTCTTTACAGTATTTGGAAGCAGCAAGGTTTGCGTAAGCACTTGGGTAAGTGTCAAACGTACGCCTAGCCCAAGCCTTACCCTCTGGGCATATCTTACCTCCGCTTTTTGCTTTCCTTGCCATTACGCCTTCTTCTTTCGTCTCAAAGCCTTAAAGTCAGCACCAGTAATTTTATTTTTAGGAGGTGCTGCCTTAGCGATTTTGTATTGTTTGCCTTTTAATTTGTTCATAACTCCATATTATTTCTCCTTATTTTTTCTTGAGACGTC